AAAAGGTGTTAAGTCACCTTAGACAGATAACTATCGAACAACCATCCTGGTTCCCAGGCGAGGATGCAAGTCACGGTTATGTCAGAACTGGCATGGCCGAGCTTGTTCGCCTGATCGAGCGCAGGGTAGAAAGGTCAAACAATGTCTGATGAGACACAAGTAGCAGAAGCGGAAGCGCCCCAGGAAGGGCTTGTCAGCTTTCAACAACAAGAAGATGCGCCAACACAAGAAGAAGCGCCTATCCCGGTCCACGAACCGCAAGAGGATGCATCCTTTAATGATGTTGATGATGAAATGCCGCTAGAGCGGCCTGATTATTATCCACAGAAATTTTGGGATGAGGATGGACCCGATGTCGAAAAACTTGCAAAAAGCTATGCCGAACTGGAAAAAGCCTTCAAAGCCGGGAAACATAAAGCTCCGGAAGATGGCTACAACATGGAGGATTTGGTTGATCGAGGCCTCGATCTGGAAGATCCGAGTGTCCAGGCGTATCAGGAGTGGGCGCAGAAATATGGCATATCTCAACAGGCGTTTGAGGAATTGGCTGGCAACATCCTGGAAATGACCGGGGAGCAAGAGCAAGCCATACAATATGACCAACAACGGGAAATGGAAAAGCTTGGCGCGAAAGCCCAGGAAAAGATCTCCTATCTTGAGCGTCATATCACTAAGGCAGCATTAAACCAAGCGGAGCGTGAAGCCCTGGCAATTGGCCTAAATAATGCCGACAGCATCAATGCAATGGTTAAGTTTATCCAAGGATACACTAATGAGGGCATCCCGACAGAACCAGTTGTTGCGACACCGGAAATGACAGTAGAGGATTTGCGAGCTGCGGTTAATGATCCTCGCTGGACTAACCCTAAAAGCCCAGCCGATCATTCGTGGCGCACAAAGATCGAACAACAATGGGCAGCGGCTAATAGCTAGATATTGTTGCAATATGGCAGACTTGCGTGTATATGTGGTGTAACGGCTAACCGCTGCGCGGCCCGTAGATCTGGTAAACCAGTGGTGGGCGCGGCCACATTCGCGCAAGCAGACTGCCCGAGATACATCGGCCAACAGTAAGCGTTTTAATGGAAACTCTATAGGAGGCTTCTGCTATGGCGCAGAGTATTACTAACGCCTTTGTAACTCTCTTTGATGAAGAAGTTAAACAGGCATATCAGGGCGAAGCCCTACTTCGCGGCACCATGCGTACACGCTCAGGTGTCCAAGGTAACACTGTAAAATTCCCGAAAATCGGTAAAGGTGTTGCAACAGTTCGCGTTCCACAAACAGACGTTACACCGTTGAACGTGACTTACTCACAAGTAACAGCAACAATGACAGACTACATTGCGGCTGAATACTCAGATATCTTCCACCAATCACATGTGAACTTTGATGAGCGCCGTGAGTTGGTTCAGGTTGTATCTAAATCAATTGCTCGTCGTATGGACCAGCTTTGCATCGATGCATTGAACGCAGCATCTTCACCATCCACAGTGGCAACATCTGTTGGTGGCGCGGCGTCAAACATGAACATCGAGAAGCTACGCGCGGCTGCAAAAGCGATGAACGACAACAACGTTCCGGCGGAAGGTCGTCACCTGTTGATGCACTCATCACAGCTTGACGCTCTACTAGGCGAGACAGAGGTTACATCTGCTGACTTCGCTACAGTAAAAGCGCTTGTTCGTGGCGAGATCAATTCGTTCATGGGCTTCAACATCATCACAATGGGTGATCGTGACGAGGGTGGTGTTCCAAAACCATCTACACGTTCTTGCTTTGCATGGCACCAAGACTCAATGGGTTATGCCGAGTCAATGTCTCAGAAGTCAGAAGTAAACTACATCCCAGAGAAAACATCGTTCCTAGTAAGTTCAATGTTCTCAGCGGGTGCGGTTGCGATTGACGATGAAGGCATCGTCAAGATCTCATGTACTGAATAAGAAGGAGATTGAAACATGGCTTTTGATAAAACAGGTTTTGGTGACGGTGGCCCAGGCAAAAAAGGCAATGCCCCCGTTATATATTCATACCAAACTGCTGATACTATTGCGACAGTGAACACTGAAGGTTATTTCAACGATTTGTCAGATACTCTGGCAGTTGGTGATTTACTTTACATTGTTTCATCTACTGGTGGCACTCGCGTAAGCACACTGACACAGGTTCTTTCGAACACAGGCGGTGTTGTTGACGTAGCAGACGGAACCACACTAGCCGCGACAGACGGTGACTAATACTCCGAGGGGCTGGGCAACTGGCCCCTCACACTTACCTGGAGGATTACAATGGCAACTGGTGATACTGACGTTTCAATTTGTTCGGATGCTTTAGTCCTCTTGGGCGCTTCCCCTATTTCGTCTTTTACGGAAGGCACTGACGCCGCACTGGTGTGTAGCCGACTTTACCCAGATATCAGAGATTCAATACTAAGCTCATATATTTGGTCTTGGTCAATCACTAAGTCGCAGATATCCAGATTATCCACTGCCCCAACAAATGAATGGCAGTATGCCTATCAGCTTCCCGGAGACATGCTTTCCGGTGTTCTAGCTGTCTTTGAAACAAGCGGGACTACTGAACGCCCCCGGCGCTATGGCTGGGAGATATATGGCGATCAGCTCTATACCAACATGGAAACCGTTTATATTGATTATCAGCAAACGGTAACAGAAAGCAAAATGCCGCCTTACTTTGTGCAGCTATTAAAGTTTGCTCTGGCATCTGAATTGGCCATTGTCATAACAGATCAGGGGTCTAAGGCAGAATACTTCTATGCAAAAGCATACGGAAACCCTGGTGAAAATGGACGCGGCGGTGAAATGCGTAAAGCAATGAACATCGATGGCCGTGGCCAGGCAACACAGATTGTTGAGGATTATTCGCTAGTTGAAGTGAGAAGCTAAATGCGCGTTACACAGTTTCAAACAAACTTTTCGGTTGGTGAACTGGACCCACTACTTAGAGCGCGTACAGATCTCGAGCAGTATCAGAACGCTCTCGAGGAAGCGCTGAACGTCATCGTGCAGCCTCAAGGCGGCCTAAAGCGCAGGGATGGCCTAGAATTTATCTATAACCTGGGAGAAACCTTTACAGAGGTGAAGCTTATCCCGTTTGAGTTTAGCGTTAATGATAGCTATCTTTTGGTCTTTGTAGATGGCCGTATCTATGTGTTTAAGGGCGGAACACTACAGACAAACATAAACGGATCTGGGAACGATTACATTACTGCCTCAGATATTACTGCGGCAATGCTCGATGAGCTAGAATATACCCAGGCTGTTGATACGCTTATTCTTTGCCATGAGGATCTGCAAACAAAACGCTTGGTGCGCAACAGCGATACAAGCTGGACCCTGGAAAATTTACCGCTGACCAATTTGCCAAAGTACGCTTATGCGTTTGATACTCACCAGCCAAACTTCACAATCACGCCTAGCGCTGTTGATGGCAATATCACGATTACTGCATCTGCCGTAACAACTGACACTGGCACTGCCCAAGCTGGCGGAGCTGATACCATTACGCTCAAAGCTGCAACAAGCTACACATCTGATGATGATCCTAATGGAATGTTCATTACCTTAACATCCGGTACTGGATCGGGCCAAACGCGCCATGTTGAGGACTATGTTGCGTCAACCAAGGTACTAACGGTCTATCCAGCCTGGGATACAGCGCCAGACAATACAACCGGATATAAGGTAGAAGCCTTTGCGGAGAGCGCGGTGGGAGAATATGCCCAAGTCACAAGCACCTTTGGCCGCGCAAGATACGTTGAGTTTACTAGCTCCACAGTAATGAAAGCTGTTGTCGAGGTGCCTTTCTTTGATAGCAATGCCGTTGTTGCCGGGGAATGGGAAAGCGAACACGGGTATGAGGATGTCTGGTCAACCACCAGGGGGTGGCCTCGATCAGCAACATTCCATGAGGGCCGCTTGTACTTCGGCGGATCTAAGTCCCGGCCCAATACTGTCTGGGGATCTCGGGTTATAGATTACTTTAACTTCGATCCCGGTACTGGCTTGGATGATGAGGGCGTAGAAGCCACGATCAACACCAATCAGCTCAACAGCATCGTAAACATCGTTGCATCTGCTGACTTGCGGATCTTTACTACTGGCGGGGAATTTGTGGTTATTCAGTCAGAGGATAGTCCGGTAACGCCTTCTAACTTTCTTGTACGACCACAAACGCGCCAAGGATCAAAGCCAGGTGTCCCCGTTGAGGATTTAAATGGGGCTTCAATCTTTGTTCAACGCCAGGGTAAATCTTTAAATGCGTTCCAGTTTGGATCAAATACAAGAGCGTATCAGATCCAACAAATATCTGTTCTATCATCTCACTTAATAAAAAATCCTGTAGATCTTGCGGCCCGGAGGTCAACATCAACAGACGAAGCAGATAAGATCTTTGTCGTTAATGGCGATGATGGATCTATGACTTGCTATTCGATCCTGGTAGGACAGAACGTAATATCTCCCAGCAAGTTCACAACAGATGGGGACTTCATTGCAGTAGCAGTAGAAAACACAGAAGTCTATGCCGCTGTCAAAGCACCGATCATTGATTGGAATTTAACTGATGGGTTAGCTAAAGCAATCAATGACATCGCTAATGGCGTCAAAGATGCAGACGATGGAGGGGTATACGCCTGGTTGCTTGAGCAAGTTGATACTGGCGCTGGAAGCTTTCCACGGGCGGATCTAGGCCAGAACCAAGTTGTCGGTACGCTGGATTCCGCATTTTGGGATTCATATGGCTCTGGATCATTGATCGTAACTTTTGATGGATCAGGAGATATTGCATCAATAGAAATTATATCTTCTATTTTTAGCGTCGTTCTTTACGCTGGTGGCGCATATGATCTTGATTACGTTTATAATCGGATACTTGAGTTTCAAAAAGCTTTCTGGGTAGCGTATGAGGCGGGAGAAACTTGGGTAAGCGATTATATCAAATACGAATACCATATTCAAAAGTTTAATCCAGACATAACCTTAGATCGTGCCGTAACAGGAACATCAACATCTGGAACGGTTACTGAGTCCGGCTTGCGTGATCGAGCTGTTAAATATATCCGCGATGGGATTATTGGCGATGATACGGTTGCGGATCACACTGGCCGCATGGATTTGCCCACAGATGCAACATCATCATATGCACTAGGATTGGATTACACTGTTCGGGCAAAAACAATGCCCGTTGAGCCTAGATTGAATACTGGAACCGTCCAAGGCGTTCAAAAACGAATTGTCCAAGTCGATGCGCTTGTTAATGAAACAAAAGATCTTGTTATCAACAGCAAGCAAGTTTCATTCAGAAACTTCGGTGAAGGTGTCTTGGATTCAGCAATCGAGGCATTTACGGGCGTAAAAACTACGCATGGTATGCTTGGCTATACGAAAACTGGACAGATTACGATAACACAAAATGTTCCGCTTCCCATGACGGTCTTGGGCTTGGAATACAAACTTAGTGTGGGGAATTAAGACATGGCAGCGATTACACCAATACAGGCAATATTCGCAGCAACTACAGCAATAAGTGCCGTAGGCCAAGCCCAAGCTGGTCGGCAGCAACAAGCTGCATATGATGCCCAGGCAGCGGATGCATTGATGAAAGGTCGATCAGAAGCGATAGCATACAAGCAACAGGGTGCGGATGTTTTAAGAAATCTAAATGAAAACCTGGCGGCAATCATTGCTCGATCTAGCGCTGGGAATGTTGATGCAACATCTGGATCTGCCGCAACAACAGCTATATTTGGCCAGGCCGAGGCGGCAAGAGAATATCACCAGGCCCAGGATAACGCAGTTATGGCAGAGGGTCATGCAGCATCCCAAGCACACCAATACAGAATGGCTGGACGTTCTGCTAGAGATACCGGGCGTATAAACGCACTCAGCACGATCTCAAGCGGATTGTTTATGTTTGGGCAGTTATAAGGTTGTAAAAGATGGGCAGAATACCACGATATCAAAGATTAGGCGTTAGAGCGCGGCAGCCTCAAAGCATCGATTATGCCGGGTTTCGTGGCCAAGCTCAGACAAGCCAGGCAATTAGTAAGGCATTCGATCAGATGTCTGGTTTTCTTTATAAAAGCGCCGAGCGGGAGGCGGTTCAGACCGGGCTAGAGCGCGTTCGTGCAGAAGGAGCGCAGCCAATCCTGGAGGAGCTACAAGCCCAGGGCGGCCCTCGAGGTCTACAAGAACGTACAGCATATGAGGCCGCAAACCGTGTTGCGGTGGCGGAGATCCGCACAGAGGCCGAGCTAGAGATCACAAAGATCCTGGACCAGGGCCAAGCAAAAAAGCAATCGTACAGCGCTATCCAGGCAAAGCTTAAAGATGTCTCAGATGGTTTCCCGGCGGCACTATCCAACATCGACCCGGTATCTGCCGGGTTGCTACGCACACAGCTACAAGAGGCAACAGGCAAAGCCGAGCTGCGTTATTCCAAGTGGTGGACAGGCGAGATCGCCAAACAACAAAAGATTAAACAGAACAATGTCGCGGCAAATGAGGCCGAGTTTATCCTGGGGAATGCCGTTGTCCCTGGTTACACTACGCAAGCGATTGATGATGATATCGCAAAGGGTGAGCAAACGCTGATCGATCTAGGTGTAAAACCGGAATTGGTTCAAGCCTGGTCAGACGATATCAAAGAAAAAGCTTACAAAGAAAACTTCCTATTTGATTTCTATCAAAAGCCAATCGCAGAACAGCGTGATTTAATGGAGTCAGTCCTGGAAGGCGAAACAACTTTGCCGGGCATGGACTATGAAAAAAGCATCCGCTTTGTAAATGGATTGCTGCGTCCCGAGTACAATCGCAATCTCTCAGCGATGAAGTCTCAATCAGATTTCGTCGTGAATAAGGTGGATGATCTCGAGGATATACTGGAAAGCGGTGGCCGTGTTAGCCAGGATGTTATGGCAAGCTTGCGGGACAAGGCGAATGATGTTGCCGAGTTCGATGGCGGTGCAGCCCTGGGCGCGTCCAATCAGCTACAAGAGAGCGAACTATTCTTTTCTCAGCTACGCGGTGCATCACTTAGCGAAGTCGAGGCAATGGTTGTTGATCTGCAAGATGGCGCTGATGGCGTTATGGATACGGCAATCGAAGTCAAGAGATACGAGCAAGCTTCTAAGTTTCTGACCAACATGCGCACACAGCTTGCCCAAGATCCTATGGGTTATGCTGAACGTGTTGGGTTCATTGATGCTAGGCGGTCAATCGTTGCCTTAGACGATAGTGGCAACTTAACAATCGATGAAGGTGCGCTCGAAGAACGTGCGGCGGCTGCATTGCGAGTGCAGAACTATTATCAGTTGCCTAATCAAAAACTGTTATTTGCTGATGAAGCGCGACAACTTGGGGCGATGCTAGATCGAGCCGAAAGCAATGCAAAACTAGAGATACTGGGTACGCTTTCCGAGTTTAACCAGGCAGCGGGTCAAGTTCTGACTGACCTGGCAGACTACAATCCAAACATGGCTATGGTTGGCGCATTGGTGAATGAAGGCGCGACAGAGGCGGCTGCCCTGGCGGTTGCCGGGATGGATCGATTGAAGGCCGGAGAAAAGCCTGTCGAGTTTACAGATACAAACACTGTTCCAGTATTTCAGGACACGTTTGGCCGGGCGATCACAACACCCAAGCAAGCCCAGGCAATCAAGGGTGTAGCCAAGGCGATCTATGCAGAACTAGCGGCAAACCAGGGCATCGATACATTCAATGGCGAACTATACGAACAAGCTTTGCAGATGGCGACAGGGCAGCGTGTTATTAATGGTGAGGTGTACGGCGGTATCCAAGAGGTTCGAGGCATCCCAACATTTATTCATCCAAAGCAACAAGCCGGATCATATGAGCGTATCTTAGAAAACATCACGCCACAAGTGATTGAGACTGTCTTAGGGCAAAAGCTTGATAGCGGTCTGGCAATGGCGATTAACGAAAACGACAACTATAATATGCGCAACATTGGTGGCGATAAGTATGTGATCGAGTATGGCAAGCTAGGCGATGCGGTTGTGATGGATACAGACGGTGATCCAATCATATTCAAAGGCCAAGATTTGATCGATGCAATGGTTCCGGTTCCTGGCGTTATAGAAACGCCAAGACAGCCCAGAACGGGAGAAACTATTACTGCCCAAAAGCGAGTAGATAAATATATAGACACACTAGAACATTAACCAACCTATGGAATGTTCTGAGGTGCGAAGGAAGACATTGCACCAAGTGTACC